ACAATTTAGAGAATTTCTCAGATTACATTTCAAGAGAAAACGAAGTATTAACTGCAACTTTATTTGCAGGAGGTGACGTGGCAAAATTTGCACGTTATATGAGTGGTGTTAAAGGTTCAACTGAAGTACCACATTTTTCAGGTGGTGCTACAATCCAATCAGGTAGCTGTGCAACCCCTTCAGGTGGTTCTACAGGTGAATTGGTCACTTTGACAGTAAAGCCTTTCACAGTATATGAGGAGTTCTGTCAGGATGACTTACAGAATAAATTCCCGAATACAGTACTAGCACCAGGTTCTAATAACGCTGAAACCCCTAAAGAATGGGAGGAAGCATTAGTAGACACTAAATTATCTTCTATTGCAGAACAATTAGATGAATTATACTGGCAAGGTGATACAGCAGGAGGTGTAAACAACTTATTTGATGGTTACCTAAAGCAGATAGATACATCTTCTGATGTAATTGATGGTAATACAGCAGGTATCACAGTTGCTACTGGTATCAATAAAAGCAATGTAATCAGTATAGTAGATGATGTAAGAAGTGCTGCACCTGCAAAAGTTAAGAGAAAGAAAGAATTCGCAATATTAGTAGGAGATGATGTATTTGACTTATACATCCAAGCACTTAAAGATGCTAACCTATACCACTACACGCCTGAACATGATGAAGGTGTATTAAGAATTGGTGGTTCTGGTGCAATGCTTAAAAGACAAATAGGCTTAGATGGTACTAACAGAATAGTAGCTTCTGTAGGTGAGAATTTCATAGTTGGTTCTGACTTAGAAAATGAGTCTGAAGTAGCTGATATGTGGTATGATAAGACTTCAGATAAGACTTATTTAAGAGTTAAAGCTAAATCAGGAGTAACTATTCAGAATGATAATGAGATAGTAGAATTCACATTAGTATAATAACAACAAGATAGACAGGGGAGTCAAAGGATTCCCCTTTCAATCTAAAATAAAACGATATAACAATGACATGTATAAATAAATTATCAGGAGATATAAGCTTCAACTGTGATGACAAACCTAAAAGAGGTTTAGCAGGGCAGAGGGCTGTAATTATCAACTACGAAGATATTGATTTTGGGGCTACTACTAAGAATGGTGCTAACATTTCAAATTTAACTTTAAAAGATGGTACTACAGGTTATAAAATAACCTGGTATAAAGAACTAGCATCAGCTAGCGGGCAATTTAGCCCAAATGAAGAGGATATAGATGGGTTCTCTCACTCTTTTATGGGTAGAATGGCTACAAGTTCATTAAGTAATGCAGAAGCAGCTAAGGAACTAAAAGAAGGAAGATTTGTAGTAGTATATGAATCTAAATACCAAGGTGTAAACCAAGAGGAAGCCTTTAAAGTATTAGGAATCGAAACAGGACTTCAATTATCAGAGATGACTACTAATACTAATGAAAATTCGGGTTCTATCTTGTTTACTCTTAGTACAAAAGAGGGGGAATATGAGGAATATCCTTTCAATATTTTCGCTGAAGCATCTTACAGTACTAGCAAGGACACTGTAGACGCACTGTTCACAGCAGTAGTATAATAACAACAAAATATGTATAGAGATTAAGCAGGTAAACTAACCCTTTACACTGCTTTTCTATGCACTAAACATAAAAATAAATGGATATAAAACACATACTAGAATTACCATTTCACTTAATGACTAAACAGGAAAATCTGAGAAAGTTAGTAGGTGCTTATAAGGAAGAGTTAGGTAGAGAGGTATGTGTTAGCTGTCCTTCATCTTTAAATGAGATGATAATTAACTTAAAAAAACATTATAACATGAGTGATTTTAGAATTAAGAATAATGGGTACTACAGATTATCAAAAGAATCTAGTAAAACGATAAATAATAACATTATAACCAATGAATTAGCAATTGAATTTTTACAGATAGACCCAGACAGAATAAAAGTATTTGAAGCTTACCCTGAGAACTGGAAAGAAATGGTAGAAGGTAAAGATGAGGAATTTGAAGATACTACTGAACAGGAAGTAGAAAGAGAGATTCTTAAAGAGATGAAGATGCCTGAATTAAGGGAGAAATATCCCAACATTAAAGCAACTTCTAAAATGGATTTTATAACTGAAATCTTTAAACATAAAGAAGCATAGATATGAAAATGTATTTCAAAGAGATTAAAAACAGCTTACTAGAAGCTAAGTTAGACCTTAGAAATGAGGTGTATAACTGGGGTAAGGATAATTCCTACCCTTCTACTATGGAATATCTTTTGAATGCTTCAGTCACTGCTAAAAATTGCATAGATAAAGCTTCTAAGGCTATTATGGGTAAAGGAGTCAAAGGCGGTCACATTATAGTAAATAAGAAAGGTCACTCTTTAAATGATGTGATTAGAACACTTGCGAGGGAATACAGGAAACACAACAATGCTTTTTTAAGTGTGGGCTATAATTTAGAAGGAGAGGTATCATCAATTGAAGCTATACCATCTAAAAATGTACGATTAGGGAAGAAAGATGATAAGGATTATAACGGTAAATATGTGGTATACAATAACTGGGATGGTTCTCAGGGTAAAGTAGACCCAGAAGGCTTCCAAACAGTGGATAGATTTAATCCTAATAAGGAGATAGTACAAGGGCAGATAGAGAATGCAGGTGGTATACATAAGTATAAAGGACAGGTAGTACATATACAGAAGTATATGAATGAGGTATACTCATTACCTGATGGTGACTGCGTAATGTTAGACATGGTGGCTGAAATTAATGCTGCTGAATTTAAGCAAAAAGGTACTTCAGATGGATTCCTGAACACTAAGATAATGGTGGTTAAACCTTTTAATTCAGATGATGAGAGAAGACAGTTTAAGAATGATTTAGACAGTCTGAGAGGGTCTAAAAATGCTAATAGTGTGATATTATTAGAAGCACCTGATAATTCAAGTGATATTAAGGATAACATGCAACTGCAGGATTTGACCAGTTCACATAATGATGAACTATTTAAATATACAGAAACATCAATAGAGAAGGCAATAGCTAAGGCATTTAATGTACCAATAACACTTATTAACCCTTCTGATAATGGGTTATTTGGTAGTAGTGGTGAGATGTATAATGTTATCAATGACATCATGTGGGAGGAAGCAGAAGAGGAAAGAAATAAAATAGAAGAGATACTAACTCTGGTGATGAATAACTATAAAGACCCATTCGTGGGTAGAGTAGAAATATTAAGAAGTAAAAAAGATAAAACAGATGAATAATTTAATCACACATACTGAATTCAGTGAGTTGAAGAGTATCAGTAAAAGATATGATGATGATAAAGTAAATAAAAGTATTACCCAAGCTATGACAGATTTAAGGGAAGTATTAGGGGCTTCTTTTTATTTTGATGTAATTTCTAATACAGAAACTGCTGAATATACTACACTGTTAGATGGCGGCGAATTTAGTGTAGAGGGGCTTACTTATGTACATGATGGTCTTAAATCACTTGTAGCTGATTATGCTTATGCACGTTATCTCTATGAGGTTAACACTAACCTCACTTCTTTTGGAATGGTGGGTAAGAATAACCAAGATTCCACACCTGTAGACAGGAATATGATTAAAGATTTAGTAGGTCAGACTAATAAAGATGCAGGTAGAAAATGGGAATTAATTGAGGATTATCTAGAAGCTAATATAGAGTTATTCCCAGTATGGGCTAAGTCTAAGAGAACAGTAGATAATAACCCTGCATCATTTAACACTGCGAGATTCACTTTTATGTCAACTGGAAAGAATTAAGATGAATTTTAGAGAGTTATTTCCATACATAATCATAGTAATACTGGCTTATATGTTCATCACCAGACCAGTAGTAGTAGAGAAAAACATAGAAATACCTGCTAAATCTGAAAGTTTTGTAGTGGAGAAACCAGTACCAGAAGTAAAATATGATACAATATACAGGGATTCAGTGGTAGAGAAAATAGTGGTTAAGGAGAATCCCGTGAATCAGGAACTTCTTACAAAATATAAACAGGCTAAGGACAGTCTAGCTAAGATGGATATTTTTGAGGACGCTATAACAGAGAGAAGATATAAAGATGTGTTTGAGGACTCTAATCAGACCATAACAGTCACATCAGATGTAATAGGAAGCCTTCAGAGACAGAAAGTAGACTATAATATACACAGTACTTCAATTAAGAGAAAGGATGCTTCAGAAGGGGTTTATGTAGGTGTAGGGGCTTCATTATCGTCGAAAGAATTTAATCTTCCTTCTTTAGATTTTAATTTAAGTTTCGTAAAAAATAAGAAGATATACACCTTAGGGATGG